TTAATCATCAGAATCTACCAATGATGCTTTTTGTATTTTCTCGAATTGAATACGTTTTATTGATAATTCAGCATCTAAAAGTAGTTCTTTCCTATACAAGTCTGTTCCTGTTATTTTTCCGATTTCGTCATGAAGTTTGTTATGATCCCACAACGTTAATTTGATTAGTTTTCGCATTTTAAAAGCACGCTGTATGGTTTGCTCAATCTCTTCAAGCTCCCATTCTGTCAACTCACGCTTTTTATCAAAATATTGTTCCTTTTTCCACTTCTTAATCTCCACCAAATGCTCTGGTAGCATCAATGATGTCCATTTTATATTCCCGCGATCATGTAGCATCACAAATCACTCTCCACTAATATTCAGTATCTGAAATACTTAAAATATCTAAGAAATGTACTTTATGAATGTTGTAGTACTTATCTTTAATATGGATTAGTTTTGTGTTTGCATCCATTTTTGTGACTGTACCTTCTATAGTTTCATCACGTTTATAGATACTAAAGACTTTGGTTTGTTTTTCTTCCATAGCTTCAGTTAACGCATTTGCGATTTCCTCTAATTCGAATTCATCACGATCTGGGTGCTTAGGTTCCTTTTTCTTTGTAGGTGTTTTAGTTTTTGTTTTAGTTGCCATTTAAACCACTCCTTTTAAGAACATTTGTTTGTATATATTATAGAACTAATGTTCTGTTTTAGGCAATAAAAAAATGCCAGGTCTAAAATGAACCTGGCACACATTTTTTTCAACAAAATGAATAAGATACATAAAAGTAGTCTAAATTTGAATAAATGCTATTGCAAATTTGCAACTTTATTTGTTGAAAAAACTTATATTTAATGAGATTATATAATTAATCAATTGAAAGGGATGGAAAAAAGTTATGAAAATCTTCCAAGTAATATATGGTTATGCATTGATTTTGTCGACTGTTTACCTTGTTACAAAGTTGATTTCATTGTTCATTCCAAATGTAAATTTAATTTTACCATTATTAATTATAGTCGCAGGTATTATTGTTCAGATTCGTCCTCATCCCGAACGTCACCACTATCCATTTGCGTTTGACCTTCGAATAATCTACCTGCATCGAAACTAGAAATTTGAAGTTGGACCCTTAGTCTATCAGCTTCATTTTCTAGTTTTTTTAATGCAAAATCATCCCTCATTTGTTCTAATTCCAGTTCAGCTCTCTCATTTTCAATCCGTTTAGCTCGATGTTCTTCATCCTTCATATCCAAATCTTTCTTTGATGCTTTGATCTCGATTTGCTCTTTTCTTAAGGATTGGAAGTACGGGATAATTCCAGGCAACTTTACTCCACCTATATTTATTTCACCAAAAACAGCACCACTTAAAAAAACTAAAGTAGTTATTACTGTAATTGGATTGTTTGCAACTAATTCTATTAAACCAGGACTTTGTACATTGGATTTTACAATTACTTTATCGTCTGTAATGTCTGATTGATGTTTTATTATTGAATAAAGATCATACCACTCATTTGAGTCTAATCCCTCTTGTTTAGAAATTTTTAATGTCCCATGACATAATCCATCTTGAATATATATAGGTGCTAGCAATTGATTAATGTAGTCACTTTGTTCAGATAAATTAAAAATAGTTTGATGGGCTGATAATATCCAATATAGTTTCTCTGAAATTTCATTTCGTGACACTTCTTTTACCCACGTAACGGTTCTCCTCTTTAAAAATGGGTTAATTGAATAATTAACTTCGACTTTTGACGTAACTTCTTCATCTGTAATTTCAAAAACATCACTAGTTACAACTCCTATTAAAAAATTCGTTGATTTCTTTGAGGGAACTAAAATTAGATCACCTATCTTCATTTCATCAATAAATTTTTGGGTTCTACTAGCTGCATGCGCGATTTGTTGTGGAGCCCATTCAGAATAGGTCTCGCTATATAACCTTTTATAATGTTCAATAACAGTACCAACAAGACTTTCATGATCATAATCGGTAATCATTTTGAGAGAAACTTCATTATCTGAAATTGCTATAAAATTATTTAAGAAAAAATCCTCATAATACTTACCACCATCTGCCCGAACTAGCCAATATCCCGTATCACTCGGGATTTCCAAAAGATTGAATATCATACACACCCAACTTCCTTCATATGTAATTTTATCTATTCTATAAATATAGCAGAAATAAGGAAATTGGTTAAATAAATGGTACAAAGGCCAAAATATTAAACACCTACCTATTTTGGCCTTTCATTCTATCGTTGTGAAATTATAATTTTTAAACCTTCAAAATCTCCACTTGTCATAGTACCTGAATCGAATTTTGCAAGCCATGATTTATCAATCTTACCTTTATCTACAGACTGTTTAATGTAATCACGTACAGCATTTTCAGTTGTTGGGTTTGTAAATCTCATTGTTTCATCATCCTTTTCTTGTGATTTATCTTTAACAATTAGTTGTACTTTCAGCTTACTATTAGATGGCACAATAACTTGCCCTTCTAACTTGTACCCTTTTGGCATTGTCCAATTTGAAGGAATTTCAAAATGAGGTGCATCATACTTTCCAGCTTCCCAATACCCACCCCATACAATGCCTAGCTTCTTAGCAATCGCACCTACCTTTGATAAAGTAGAAATATCATAAAGGTTTCGTGGTGGTGCCACGGCAATATCCCAAGCTCTACGTGATGTATGATTACTATTACGTGTCCAAGTAACTACTTGTCCTGGTCGTGTTCTTCCTTGCTCATAAAGATAATTTTGGCGTGCTTGGCTGCGGTATGTCTCTGTGATGAAAATAAAATCTATACCTGCCTTGAAGCACTCTTGAAAGAGTAGTCGGCATGCTGTTTGTGCTGCTGCTGTTAATTCGCTTAAGTCACGACATGTAGTAGTTACACTTGTCATTTTGCATCATCCTTCGGTTTTTTATATTTTAATGCTTGTTCACTATCACTGACATCGCTAGTGGTTGGATCAATGACAATACCTAACAAAATCAAAATACTTAAAATGGTATTAAAAATAGCAGTGGCTTGTTCGCCAACTGCCTCAGGTAAACTGTATCCAAATGCTGCTGACACTTGTTGTACTAGCAATAACAAAAATGCGAATAATGATACCAAAAATGGTTTGTGTTTTAAACGTACTTTCCAGTTGATTTTCATTGTAAGTTCCTCCTATAACATTTTATTTGCTGCGAAAATTATTCCTATTGCTCCAGTAATAATCCCAGTAACAATTCCACCAATAATCAGTCGAACAATCCAAGTCGTATTGGATTTAATTGCAGTTAAATCATCTTTCATATCCTTGATGTTATTTTCTGCAATAGAAATTCGAACCTCATGAGCATTTACTTTTTCTTTCAACATATTGTGTTCTGAGACACTTACATATGACTCTGCCATGCCATCGCCCATCCTTTGCCCTAAAATAAAAAGCCATGAGAAGCATCGAGATTCAGTATGGTGTACCGTTGCCCATCTTGATTCCTCTCATAGCATAATAAAAAACCCTCCACATAGTGGAAGGCATTTTAAGATGGATCTATTCCTAATAAATTTTTAATTTGAGTGGTTGCAAAAGTTTTAATTACTTCAAAGGATAATTGTCCAACCTCTAGTCCTTTTTGTTTTACAACTTCTTTAGTTTTATTCCAAATATTATCGTTTTCAATCGCATCTAAAAAATCGTTTCCTGCCCAAGTTAATTTAGGACATTCATTAAGTAATATGAAAGGCTTCGTTTTACTTGTTTTCATAGTAATTAACCCTTCATTTCCCAAAAGAGTTAAATGATAATAGTACTCACTTGCTTTTTCCATTACCTCTTTAGTAAACAACTGATGATTATCAGGTATTTCTTGATTATACTTCCCTTTCGATAAATCAATAAGTAAATATCTTATATAATCCATATCTCTTCTCAAAATTAGTCCCTCCTTACAAATACTAAATTCGATAAAAGGAAATGATTACCTTCTGAACAATATGGAACTATCATTCACTTGTGAGTACAGCTATTTCTCTTTCAGCAATTTCTAATTCTACATAGTGTTGCAACTCTGTAGGTTTAACATCTGAAACTGTTCGTACTTCACCCAATATTGTTGTAGCATAGGCTTTAACCAACCGTTTTTGCAATTCGGTTAATCCTTCAAGATGTTTTTCTTCTGTCATTGTAAAACCTCCAATTCTGTAAGCATCGTAATTACTTTAATTTCTAGTTCAGCATTAGCAATTTCTGATGGAGATGGTTTTAATGATTCTAATAATTGTTGTGCTTCACGTTCAGCTTTTTCCTCTTCAGATTCGCCTTCAATCCATTCAGTGCCATTCCATTTCCTTTTCCATAATCCACTAGGATAATCGACTGTAATAAAACCCTGCTTATCTTCATCTAAAATGTTCCCCTCTCCATCAACATCCGCTAAATAAACTTCTTTGAGAAATCCTCTTTCGTCTATTTCATATACATGTTTTTTCATATTAAGCACCTGCCTTGTAACTTAAGTTAAAAGAGTAACTACTGCTAGCTACCCCACTAAGTAACATAAAGTATCCATTAGTTTGTAAATTACAAAGAGAATAACCTGCGGGATTGGTAGTTTTAGGTATCATAACTAGGGTAGCAATGGTAGGTCTATAACCCACTGGCATTTGAAATGCGATAAACCCTGATGTATCTGATTTTGCTTGTCCTTCAACATGCACTCTGCCTAAACTATCCTTGTAATACGAAATAGGATAAGTAGAGTCCTGAGTGCCCATAGATAAAACTGCTTGAATGAAATTTTCTTGAAGTTTATCAGCTTTCGTATCATTCAACGTTTTAACAGCGTATGATGAAGCAGCGATAAAGTCAGCGCTATTATCTACATTGTTAGATATGCCACGGGGCTGCATTACCCATGTTGTCCATGCATATGACCCGCCTTTAACCCTAAAGTACATACTATCCATAGTTCCTGTAGAGCCAATATAATACACTTTCTGATAAAGCGTACCTGCATCGTCCTTCCATACTTCAATAAAAGCGGTACCGTACTGTGTTGTAGGGAAACCTCTATCGGCGTTGTGTAAACCTACAGACGAGTATATACCTGTCTCCGTTAGGTCGTTTAAGTGACCTTCGGAATAGTCTTTAACCTTGCCACCATTAGCGCTAGCAACCCCTGTTTCAGGATCTACAATGATAGTTGTATCATCAGGCTTGATATGCCCCAACTTTGTGGGGCTCGCAATTTCAGCCGAATGTTCAGTAAGCGCAGTTTGCACCTGACCCACCTTTCCGTCTACATAATTACGAGATGCAATAATAACTGTTGGATCAATCGTTAGTTTTACAACATCAGCATTATTTGTTTCAATAACAAAATGAATTAATGTCTCCTCTGACACGCCTTCGCTTAACTGAGGTTTATATTTCTCTGGATATTGTCCAACGGCTATTAAGTTGTTTTTATCGTCAAAAATACCAATCTCACGAATCGTAAATCCTCCTGCTGTTACAGGGATCACAGCATCAATAATAATACGATTGCTGTTAGTTGGATCGATTGATAGTTCAGCAATGGGACCTCTCCAAACTTCGTGTACTAAAGCTGTTTGGTTTTGTTTTGGTACATAGTGAGCACCATTTCCATCGCCTAGGGCAATGTACTCTAATCCTACCTTCGTCTGTGTGATTTGGGCATTGGCGATCTGAGCAAGCCCGATGTTTGTAATTATAGTTCCATATTGAGCCACAATATCGCTCCTTTCCTATAGTGGTGTTATAGTGATCGTTGATGCTGTTTTAACACCAACTAAATTATTACTCCGTGTTTGTGTTTCAATTGTGCCGATATTCATTGGATGCAATGTAATCTCTGAACCTGTAGCTAAGTAGCTTGGTAGATATAATTTAGTCAATAAACGCCTTGCTACTTTTAAACCCATATTTAAGGGAATAATTCGTTCTAATGTAAGATCAATTTCACGGTTTAACATGGCATCAGTAGCTTCAAACGTAAACGTGACTGTACAGTTTTCTACATCCAAATGCTCTTCGAAATTGGAATGACCAATTAGTTCAGTTAATATTTCATGTACTTTACGTTGAGTAATTGGCAGCCTTGTAGATTGTCTCGCTATGATTCTTCGTCTACGAAAATCCAATGATTCTACTGTTGGATCAGCACGTATATCGTATCCGCGTTCACGCATTCGTATGAACTTTTCACTGGCCGTCATGATAAATTGTTCAATTTCTACTTGTTTACGTGCCACATCCAAGGTATCTAATTCAACAGCTATTGTTTCTGTAAGTTCATCTGTTTCTTTGATGCCATCATAAATATCTGGTAAATTTCGAGCTACGCGATTATCAAGCATCCAAAATCACCGTCCCTATTACAGGTACTTGATTGTGAGCTAAATTGAAGTTACTATCTTGACCATTGATTGTTGATTCCAATACATCGCTGATTCCAACAATATCTAGTAACCTTGATTCAATTTGCAGCTGCCTAATAATTATGAAGTTGGTGTTTTGCCATTCTTTTCTGAGTGAAAAGAAATAATCATTAATCGTATCTTCCACTTCACTCTGTAGCTGCCCTAAAGTTACATTGGAAATGACTAGTTTTAAGGAAATATCAATAGTGACAGTTTCAATCCCACTCACCGTTACCCGATGACCGTATGGGGCAACACCAAACCCCTCACCACTATTTACAACAGGATCTAATATAGTTTGTACTTCCTCAATTAAAGAGGTTGTTGGAGGGTTAAAATCAGAATCAATAATGGTTATCCCAACTGTTCCTCCACCTGCTGGAGTACGATAAGGCTTGACGCCTCCAACACCATGAATGCTCATAACTTTTTGAATATAATCATCTCGATTACCACCATACGGTATTTGCTTACGAGTGAGGAAAAAACGTCTACGGAAATCCTCCGTAGGTTCTTCATCTTCACCAGGAATGAGTAGCTCGGTTAGTTCTGCTGTCTCAAGACCATCGATGTATTCGATTGGAATTAAGGCACCGAATTGAGTGTTACCAATCACTCCTACCGTTTCACATCGCATTTCATATTCCTTTGGTGCTATCCGTTGAATGGCTATATAATCTAATTCACCAAGAGAAAATCGAGACCCTATAGGAATATCTTTGCTGAACACACCTTTTAATATGGCATTTGTTGCTTCATAAGGATAGACACCGTATTCTTCTGCTCGTCTTATTAAATTTGGACGCGATGCTGTTTCAGGAAACGTTTCTAAAATGATACTGTCTAACGCTATATACATCTCTTGAAGTTCTTTCGCTGTCATTGCTCCTGCATCATAGATAATGGCACCTTCGCGTTTGTCTACATCATTACTGATTCGTTCTAACATACGTTCAACAATCACTTCAAAGCTTTGATGCTCAAACATTATGAAACCACCACCTCTTTTGTTATTTCAATTTCACCTGCTATGGTATGAGCTGTAAATTGCACATGCACTTTATTTTTTACATGAGTAAAAGAAAAAGCATCAACACTCTCGATGCGATCATCGTGTGTTAATGCTTCGGTTACAAGTCGTTTTAATTCACTGTATACATAGGGAATAGGCTGACCAAACAATTTTGCTATTTCAGCACCATAGTTCCATGTGTAAATTAAATGTTCATATCGCTCTGTGCTTAATGCTTTATATATAGCCTGCTCAATGGCTTCTCGTCCATCCGCATATCCCACGATGCGCTTTCGTTCCAAGTCTAATTTGTAAGTACGAGATGGTTGAGCGACCTCTTCAAAATCAGCTGTTAACTCTTCTTCAAAATTATTTTGCGGAATCATCCAACCACCTCTTTGTCTATGATTAAAAATTGTTGACCACCATGAGCACGAATCATAGTCACCCTATCACCTGCAATTAGTCCATTGTGGATTAAGAATTTTTTTCGCCCTTTGTAATCATGATTGTGCGCTTCGAATGACGCTTCACCTGAACCACCAGCGCGATTTTCTGTTACATGATCAACAGTCATATCTACTTCATAATCCATTACAGCACGAGTAAGCTTTAGTTGTTCCTCTTTTAATGTAAGTTTTTGGTCAACTTGAATCTCCAATGGACTCACGCTTAACACGGTGCCATAAATAACCGTAGAGAGCTTTTGAGCATTTATGACTCCAAGGACTAGTTTCTGAATTTCCTTTAATATGTCCTCCATGCTACGCAATGAAATCACCGCCAATCAATTTTAAGTCCATACGATGATCAGATTCATTGAAAACATGCTTCACTGATTCAACCATCATGAAATTTGCTACAGTCAAATCACCAACATATAACTGGACAGCTACTTGGCTGCCACCACGAACAGTTGGTACACCAAATACTTTATTAATGTGGAGCTTCCTAGATTTACGGTTGTACAGCTTTAGCATGCCATCAGCTTTTGCTTTACCATTATCTTTCTCTCCTAGTTTGTCAGTGAGTTGTAGAACGCCCCATTCGTTGATCTTACTGCTGTCTTGGGCAATATAAATTTCACGTTTACCTTTCTTTTTATCTTCACGTATCAGCTTAATTTTGTTGTACGTATTTTCGTCAATTGATGTCGTGTACTCAAATGATTCCCCTGTGCTTTCGTCAATAAGTAAGTCCGTTTTAAGTGTCCTAGCTTCACGTAAATTAAGAGAGCCGAAGTCATCGTAAAGTACATATAAACTTTTAGTGTGAAGAGTGGTTTCAGCTAAGGCATTTGCCATAATGGTAAACAACTCTTGATTATCTTCAACCATAGAGGGAATGACATGCTTTGTGTTATCTATAGTGCCTGTTTTTAATCTAAAGTCCTTAGCAATCATTTGAAGTACTTGAGCAGCCGTTTTTTTAGAATACACATACGTGTCTTTATTTTTAAAGTAGCGCAGCTGATCATAGCAAGTAACAGTGATCACTCTGTTATTTGTTCGCTTTTTGGTAAAGACAAAACCGTAAAATATTTTATGGCCGTCATATTCAAAGCGTACTGCGTCACCTTCATGGAAATTAAGTACTTCATCTTTAACTACTTTGAATGTCAACTTACCTGGTGTGCCTTTTCGATGTGTTTCCCACTCAATCCCTTCCTCTACAGCACATTCGTATAGCTGCCCTCTACTCATGATATATAGTTTTGATTTAGCCAAGTTTGATCACCTGCCCTGCTTTAATAACGTTGGGATTACTGATATTATTGATTTTTGCTAGCTCGGTATACTTCGAGCCATCACCTAAATACTTTTTAGCAATCGCCCATAGTGTTTCTCCATCTTTTACGGTATGAGTTTTCGGTGTCGTCTTACCTGTTGTTGGCCGTTTTTGCTCTACTACAGATTTAGTTGCTGTCTTAGCAGTACTCGTTGAATTACTGGCTTTTGTAGCAGCTTTCAAATTGATCTTTTTATTACCATAAGCTTTATATTGTTTTAATTTTATTCGTACATTGACATCAAAGCCGTTTTCAGCGGATTCTAATATCTCGTATTCTTCAATTGATACGGTCATGTTGGTGTCGAAAAGCAAGTTACCGTTAGGCATCATGCGATTGACGATAAACTGAAAGGGTTTGTCGTCAACCTTCAATTTTTCCAACTTCTCAAGATAAAATGTAGCTGGTTGGAAACCATTCGGATAAACAGAAAACGGATATTTGACGTTTGGGAGTAATACCTCAAACTCAATATCCGTTAGTCCAGTTTTCTTTATTACGTTTACTTCGCCTTCATTCATTAGAACAATCGTTTCGTTACGTCCATTTATCTTTGTACTAAGTTCAGCAGGGGCAACAGGAAATTGTACACCATCTACAAAAAAGTTATACATCTTCTGTTGGCCCTCCTTCAGCTAGCATTTCTGCAACCTCCTCAACTCGTTCTCCGAATTTATCAATAACACCATCGATGTCCATTTCACTGTTTATGTGGTTTTCGTTTTTCATGTCCACTTTTATTTCAGCTGTTGTGTATCGGTTAATGGCTTCGCGTTCAGCAATGTCACGAAGATATTTTAAATCCTCATTCATCATCTTAATGCCATCAGCAGCTTTCTTTGTATTGTCTGCTGTTTTCTTACCTGCTTCATTGCCTTTGTCGAGTTTGTCACCTAAGCCCAGAGAATCGTTAATAGACTTCATAAGTGCATCAGTATTACCACCTGTACTGCCTTTGTCAAAATTAAAGAGATCAGCACCCCAGTTGTAACCTGTGTCCCATGCAGCACCTAGTGATTTCATTTCCATCTTTGGAGCTTCCCAATAACCTTCGGGTGTTTCACCAACCCATGCGTTTATATTTTTCTTTAATTTAGAGTAATCAGCAACTACAGACGTCCGTGCCTCGACTTGACCTATTTTACCGATGTCGATACCGGGTATCTTGTTAAGGGCATCTATCACCCAATTAATAGCTTTGATCGCCATGTTAGCTCCACTAATAAACATGTTCGCAAGATTCGTAGCTGCACTGTCAAAACTACCAATCATACTTGTTGCCATGTCAATCGCATTATTAGCTAAATTACCTAATAATCGCTTTACTGCATAAACTCCATGTTGTTTAGCATTTACAAAGAATTCAACGTAAGAAGCCCACATGTTCCAAATATAAGCTATAACATTGTATATAATCGTACCCAGAACCATAAATGCTCCAGCAATAATCCCTGTTGCACTTAAAGAAGTTCCAGCGAATTGATTTAGTGCTCCTACACCTGCATATATAACAGCGATTAACAATACGATCCCTGCAATAACAAGACCTATAGGATTAGCCATCATTACAGCATTCCAGTACCATTGTGCTGCGGCAGCTGCTAAAGTTGCAAGCTTAACGATAGCAAGATAGGTACTAAATGTTAAAAACGCCCCACCTATACCTAAAATAAGTGGTCCTAACCACGACCAATTATCATAAATAAATGAACCTACTGTAGCAATTGCATTTAGTACATATTCAGCAACGAGGGCAACTGAATATAATGCTTGTGTTACACTAGCAGAAAATTCTTTAAATCGTTCACTATTTGCAATCTCATTTATTTTTTGTAACACTGGACCAAATGCACGTAAAGCTTCATTTTGAAAATAAGTCCACATTTGCGACCAAGTTACTGGCATACTATTAAACTTTTTATTGATTTCATCCGTGGCTGCAAACATGGCATTTTTTACGATGTCAGCTGTAATCATTCCATCAGCAGCTAAATCACGAATCGCCCCTAGAGGTTCCCCCATATAATCTGCAATAGTTGAAATTAGATTTGGTGCTTGTTCGAAAATTGAGTTCAATTCATCACCACGCAACACACCACTGGCAAGCGCTTGGGATAACTGTATTGTTGCATTACTTGCTTCAACAGCACTTGCCCCAGCAATACCAAATTGTTTTTGTACAAGTTCTGTAAATGCAACTACTTCACCAAGGCTTCCAAATGAGTCGCGAGCATTTGTACCAATTCTTGCAACCATATCAGCAGTATCCTTAAAAGATGAATACGAGCGTTGAGCAGCGTCATGTATAAGTTGTTGTGCAAGCTCAATATCACTCATATCACCTAGACCGAAATCAATTTTAGCTAACTGATCCGGGATTACAGGCATTTCCTCTACTAGTAGTTGTACACGTGCCTTAGTGTTGGTTAATTCATCAGAAATTTCAATTAATTTACTTAAACCTTGCAAAGATAAATAAGCGCCAATTAAAGCCATCACTTTGCTGAGTAAACCATCCATCGCATCTGTCCCATCACGTATGCGATTGTTCAGTCCTCCTTGCGCGTTATTAGCGGAATGAATTTCTTGTTCAATCTGATTCATCGAGTTTGCAGCAGTTGCTAAATTTCTTCGCATCAACTCAATAGAAGAACTATCGAACATTTCGCCAGAAGCTACATTCATATGCTCCATTTGGTTGACCATCATTGAGATAGCATTATGCATCGCTCGTATAGGTTGACTCAAACGATCTTCAATTTGGATTGCTGTGCGAATTGTAGCCATAGTTCACCTCTTTTTGACATAATAAAAAGCACTCTCAATAAGAGTGCTATTGTCTAATTTGATATTCACCATTTGAATGTTTGAATAATTTTGTTTTACAAAAAGGACATTTAGCTGTAGTTGTAATTAGCTTTACTTCCCTATCACAACTAGGACATTTAAAACTTTTTGATTTAGCAACTTTAATTAAAGCGATAGGAAACATAACAATAAAACAAAATATTAGAAATCCTATTATAATGGTAATCACATAATCCCTCCTCCTACACAAATATACATAAGATGAAGGGATTTCACTATAGCTATTTAGCATAATTAGCTAATTCTTATCGCTTCTTTCCTTTTCTAGAACCTCGTTTTGCTTCACGCTCTTGCTTTTTATCTTCTTCAATCTTGATCTGTAGCGAAGCAATAATACAAGCCTTATCTACTAGAGATAGAGACATATATTCAGACGGTAGGCGATGCATTTTATGGACCCACCAATGCATGATATTAGCGTCACCATCACCGTCCTCAATTAGTTTTTTACTTCTTCAACCAAATCCTCCAAGTCGGCTTCATAACCGTTGGCTTCTTGTGCCGCAGCTGATGCATCTGCAATTTCGCCAATTGTCAGCATTTTACCAAGTAGTGCATCTGCACCCATTGCTTTATAAGAATCTTGTAACTCTTTGTCGTTTAGATTTGGAAATACAATAGATTCAACCGTTAATAAACGTTGGTATTTAAAATGGTCAAAGTCCGTGTTAAATTGTCCTTTCCGTTTTCCTTGAGTAATCATAGAACGTTTTGTACATTCAGACTTTAATTCAGCATCACGCTCTGGCGAAACTGGCGCAAACTCCCATTCAATAGGTTTCCCTTGTTCATCCACGAAACTTTTTGAAATAGCGCGCTTAATATTTCCGTTTTGCTTTTTATTGTGTGCGAAAAATGCTTGTAAGTTAGACATTCTTTAATTCCTCCAATTTTTTCTCCATATTTTCAACCACATGATTAACGTCTATATTCGAAAATACAGACACTTCTTGTCTTCTTAAAATTTCACTTTGTGAAATATCAATCATGACAATGCTGTTCGGCTCTAATTTGATAAAAACATCTACATTTGCAGTTGAATCAACTACATTTTTACCAAGACGTTCAGCATTATTAATAAAGTAATTACCTATATTTCTAAAAATCTCTTCAAATTTATCTTGAGTTGTGAGAACATCGCCTGTTTTTAGGTTAACCACGATTAACTACCTCCAAGTAAAGAGCTCAAAAGTGAGCTCTAATCCTATTGCATTTCTGGTAAAACAGTGAATTCTTCTGGCATTTCAAATTTTTCGAATGTGAAATCAAATGAATCCTCTAAATACTCTGCATCTGCATCTAATAACGCAACAATACCGCCATCAATATTACAATCAACTAAAATTGTTGTTTGTCGTCCAACTTGAGAAGAACCATCTTCATTCGTCACTTGAATATCGAAATATATATCCTCGCCAGTCTCTTGGTAGTGCAACAACATTTTTCGGAAAATAGACGTATTAAAATGGAATGTTGCACTACCACTGTACTCTAGTCCAGCAGCTTTATTTCCCTTCGCTACTTGTCCCATAATTGGTATTTTCGTTTTTGTTTTTTCGGATCGTGCTTCTAAGTTAATTAACTGTGCAAATTTATAACGATTCCCATCAATTGTGACCCATGCCACACCTTGCGCACCATGAATAGCATCACGTGCATGCATCGTAGCTTCTGCGAAGTATTGGAGATCTAAAGGTAAGATACTTTTAGGTTGCTTTTTTGTTTGTAAAAAGTCTTGTAATAAATCAGCGGCCATTCCCTGTTCTGAAATCTTGTTTACTTTCAATTGCATTCCCTCCTTTATGCTACCATCGTTGTCACGTAAAGTTGTGACATCGTTAGTGTGTTTATTACTTCCTCTTGTACAACTACAGCTCGTTTAGATTCACCTTGTCCAACTAACAGCTTTTCTTTATCGTAATTTTGGATAGCTCGAATACGCTGCATTTCTCCGCGATGTTTACCAATATCATTCCACAATGAAATACGTCCATCTGCATCATTTGGTACTTTACCAAGATAGCGTGTATTAAATAGATGGGCTGTATCGATTGCAAGCTGATCTAGAACCCGAATCGTTTGGTTATAAGAGAAGTCCTCGTTTTTATCTGTTCTGAATGATGTAAATGTATTTACATCTTCTAACACATTAAAGTCATCACCCACTCGATGGAAAACGTATTTTCCTTCGTTAAGTAATAGTGTTAATTGTGGTTGAGTCTTAGTTTCTGACATATCAAGTTCATGTTCACCATCATACGTACGATTTGTATTTGATTGATTAACGGCTACTCCTGCTTGTACACCTGTAACCCAATATACAGCTCCAAAAACTTCCTCATCAGCACCAATTGCATCATTTTGAATATCTATAATACCTTCATGATCTGCTTTTCCAAGTTTATGGCCGATTAATTGGAACTTACCTCCTACCTCATCTCGAATACGCTTTGTATACTCCATATATAGCGATTTAATAATCGAGTCCTCTGATAGACAACCCAAGGTGTTAAAACCATATGCCTCTAATTCATCTAAGGCCATTTGGTGAGGTGTTCCTGCTGTTAGTGCAGTTGCTCCGTTATTTCCGCCTGTTAGTTTTGTACCTGCTGTTGCAGCTAGGGTAGCATCCTTTTTAAAATCAACGAAATCATTATTTTTTAAATCAGCAGCTGTTGAAATAGCATTTTGTTCATCAATTAAAGTGCCAGCAATAAGTGTTTTAACGTCCCATTTTGATGGTTCATCTACATTTGCTTGAATAACAATAGTAATGTCATTTCCTCGTACACCTTTGAATTTAGCAGTAGCAAATTCATTTGCTGCCTTTGAGCCACCAAGGTTTAGTTTGTAGAAGAATACTGTAAGAGCACCTTTAAATAAATCCCTAATACCTTTTAGCTTTGGATGAGTGTAATCGTAGCCGAAGATTTTTAAAGAGTCTTTCTGCACGTCTTCCTTAGTCACTGTCATTACTGCATCGTCTACTCCCCAATCAAGAGCAATTGGTAATGCAGCATAACCTCGATCAGATAAATTTAGGAACGCACGTGCTTTACTAATAAAGTTTTGATACGTACCAGGTAACTTTTTATTTTGCGTTAACCAAAAGCCTCCACCTAATGCCATTAAGCTTTCCCTCCTTCTTCAAACTGTTTTAAAATGCCATCCACCTCGGCGAATGAGTACAATTTGTTGTCATGCAACAACGCATTCAAAGCATCACGCCGATGAACGTATTTTTTACTTTTGACTAGCTGTGCTTTTGTGAAGGTTTGCAATGTTGCTGTTATAGCCTCTTTTACATCTTCACTTTTTACAGATTCAATTTTTTCCTGTATCTTATTTGTCGCCATTTGGAATCACCCTTTGTTTATTGATGTATTGCTCTAATGAGCCCATGAAAATCTTTTCTTCAACTTCCTGTAGAAAGAAATTAAAATGAATAAAGTTATGTCCAATACCGTCAACAACTTCGCTGTTTGCTCCTGTACCAAGCATTAGAGAACCATTTAACAGCGTTATTTCTTTTATGGCTTGCTGTATTTTCAAAGTCATATTAGACGCCTCTGACAAGCCGTTTTTAGGGAAATATTGAACATCAAATAATGTTGTTACTTTCCACCGTTTACCGATTTGTCTGATCTGCTCTAGGTTTAAAAATTGAATAAAAAAAGCAGGAGTCACGAACCCCTGCGGTACTTCATCTATATATTTTTTGTAATCTGCTCCGAAAGCTTCATGGAGCTTAACTGATATTGCATTCTGAATATCATTAATTTCCATCGAAAGCCTCCTTTAACATGTTATACAGTTTCTTTTCTAAAATGTTAGGTGCTTGTTGTTCAAGTTCATCTGCCGAAATCGTCATCATGAAACGACCACTAACCCATCCAATATTACCTTGCAAACGATGTCCAAATTCAACGTATGATGAGTATGAAACTGGATTAATAATCTCAATCTCATACATATTTCCAACAGCTTTAATACTTAATTCTTCTGCAAAACTTACAGCACTTTTTTTACCACCATCTATAGCTTCTTGTTCACTTTTAGAAGTCCATCCACGTCTTAACACACCATCGTCAACTGGTGTACGTTTAATGACTTTAGCTAATAATCTAGCTGCTAGTTCTTTAGCGCATGCTTCGCAAAACTTTTGATAATCAGCACTTGCTAATTTAGCTAACTTTCGCTCAAATCTTTTTAACTGTTGGTAATTAACACTCATTATGCGTACTCCTTAAATAACTCTAGGACAATTTCTTGATGATCCATAAAGATACCAGGTTTGCCTGAACGAGTGTATTCTTCTGTTACATTATCTTGTGTCACGATAATTTTACATCCAGCAGGTATTTCAAATTCATTACCTAACGATAACTTGATTTGTTCAGATATTTTTGCTGGCCCACCATTTGTTGAAGCGCTCGTTAACTTTTCATGAGACAACTTACATTTAAGGTCATCCTCATACAGTGCTACTTCTTTATGCGTTGTAACATGGGTTATTGGGTCTTCTACTTCTTTCCACACCTTAACTATGCAATTGCCCCTCCAAAGCCTTTCCAGTGCCTTGCGTCTTGCACTTACCACACCATCACCCTATAGCGTGTAAAATCTACTTCATTATGTTGTAAATAGGCAATAAAACTATTAAATTGAGCCTCTGGAGTGTTATTGGCATCGACAGCAAAGGTAACATTAGTGTCACCATCTTGTACTTGTTTTGCAATAAGTTCAAAATCTAATGTCTCAATTGCTAAGGCGCCCATTGACTTCTTAGTGTATAAAAATTCCCCAACGACCATATCCACTGCAATTTCGTGGAGTCCTAGGGGAATTTCAGATAGATTTGTATGATTATTAATGTGGTTTGTTACTTTAACGATGGAAAAGTTCAGCAATATTTCATCTTGGTTGTTTGGTTCATTAGATATAGGAACGCCAAGTGATTTCAAACGAGTTTTAACATCTTCTAACATGTTACTCACTCACTTTCAGTTTCTTTTGCTTTGCTACGAGCTGTTGCTTTAGGTTTATCTTCTTCAATTTTGAAACCTTTCTTTTCAAACCACGCAATTACGCTTGGGATATCACATTCTGCAACACCATTAGTAAAGCGTACATTTGCTCTAACGCAATTATACGCTTTATCTGTTGCATGATAGATTTTAGCCATTTAAACCTTCCTTTCTATTAACCTAATGATTTAATTTGAGCAATTGGAATAGCACGGTGATTAAAGTACTCACCATTACCATCATTTACAACTACCCAGTTTGCTCCGTTAGCGATTTCAGCATCTGTAGGTGATAGAGAAGCAACAGCAGTTTTTTCGAAAGAGATACCGAATGGTGCAAACACTTTACGTTGACGTGAGATTAGGAAATCTTGTCCACCAAATTTTAATGGATCGCGGTGCATTTCATGAGGAACTTTAGCTCCTACATCTTCATAACTGAAAGCTCCAGAACCTAATACATACGTTGTAAACGTCTCTGTTGTTTCATCGAATGGTAAGCTATCGTCAATTAGAACAATTCGTCCATTCCATTGAGCAATTTGTAAGTTACGAGTAATACCATTTGCATCAGTGTACTTTAGGTATTCCAATACATTTAAGTTCTCAAGGTTTGTAGCTACTTGAGAGTGCATTAATGCTGTAGTAAAGACTGCCTTGTTGTCTCCTGCTGCCTTTTGGATAGCGCTATTTAATGTAGTAGCACCCACTTTTTTATCTGTAGCTGTTGTGATGTCGTATGTGTGTTGGTCTACGAAATCTAATGATCCAGTATCTGTCATCGAAAAGATACCTTTAAGAACTCCTAACAAAGTATCTTGATCTACTGCATCCCAGTATTGAGCCACTTGAACACTTACATTGTCCATGAAATCTACACCACTTGTAATATCGTGTGAGAAGTCTTTTTCAGTCCAAGCTTGTGCACGTCCTACTACAATGACTCCTTGTTCATAAGTTGTTGTTGTTTGTGCTGTGATATCTGTTTGACCGTCATAGTTTAAAGGTGTTCCCCCAATATTTCCGAACATCGGAATACGACCGTAGAAAGAACCAGATTGATTTGAGAACATATTACTAATATCAGTGTTGCTACGTAATGCTCCACTTTTTAGCAACTCATTACGTTTAAGATTTGGTACACGATTAACATAGTGTGCAAATGCTTGAGGATTAAAAGATTTTGAATCGAACTTAGCGAACATTTGAATATCTAACGGCATAAGCATTTTTATACTTGGTAAAATACCGATTTTTTCTTTCATTTTTTGTTTCATTTTTTCTTCACCTGTCCTTTTTTATAGTTGAGCACCTGGATTATTTTTTAGATACTCACTTAATTGCGAATAAGTCATTGTTGAAGTGTCTACTGGATTACCTCCATCGTTCGGTTGCCCTCCTGGAGTTGTACCAGTAATTACTGTTTCAGTTGATTCAAACACGAATTTAGTTTCTTCACTTTCGACAAGAGCTTTTACCCTTTCAGCTAAACCAATAACTGTTTTGCGATCTTTGTCTAGATACAATCCTTCACGGTCTAACAATGCTTTAGCAGCAGTTAAATTCCGAGCCTTAGCAACTGTTAGCTCCAAATCAATAGCACTTTCAATTATTGATTTTTCTAGTTCTTCTTGATGTTTCTTAGAAGCTAATTCGTTGGCATCTTGAAGTTCCTTTATCGTATTTTCAAGCTCTTCATTGCCCTTTACCTGCTTTTGTAAATCTGTAAGCTGTGTATCACGCTCTGATAGTTGAGTTTCTAGCGAGCTTTTAGCCGTAGATAACTCGTTATACTTCGCTTTTGGTACTACATGTTTTGGAGCTTCTTTTGCTGCATTTGCCACAATTGTTTCAATCTGATCATCTGCAATACCTGCGTTTTTGAGTAATTCTTTTAACCAATCCATTTTCATTACCTCCATACATTTTTATACAGGTCTGTGCCTGTTGGTGGTGTACGCTTCTTTATGGTCTAGCCTTTAAAAAGACCAAAATTATAAGCCATACCTACGACTTAAAATTCAAATCATTTTGCTTTAATACTTGATATAAAACGATTGCTAAACGATTGACCAATTCTTCATCCTGTTCATCGTATCCAGCCTCATTCAACATAGCATGTAATAATTCGTGAACAAATACTTGCTCTTTCTTACTATCACTCATTGATGAATCTATATCTATCGTGGATTCGGCATATAACACCTGCCCCATCAAATTGTGTGATTTAATCATCCCTTCTTGATACTGAACTTTGTAATCAATACCTGCGACATTTACTTCCAATGGAATAGTCATTAAATCCACTTCCTTTTCTTCTTCATGTCCCTTTGCCTTTCTTTTTGCTGATAACTATTCACAACAAATTGAGCAATGAATAATTTAGCTAATTCCTCTTCTGTCACAGTAATACCATCGCGGTCAGCTATTTTTCGGTATTGTTCTTTAAATTCTTCAAAATTCATTAAATAACAAGCCTCCCTTCCCATTTCAATTTATCGAAATAATTACTGTTGCTTTACACCAAAAATGCGGAACCATTCGTTATAAGTCATATTTGATGGCACATAGTAAACGTCATCTGGATCACTACTATTTCCTCGACTAGCTGCTCGCTCTCCATAATTATCATCGAAGTATGGAACTGTGACCGTTCTACACCATGCATGAAATGGTGGGGCTGTAATGCCCGGTGCATAGTCACTCATGGGTAGTACTTTACCATCTAACTGTCTGCAAATAGCACTTGTACGATGATCTAAAGCAGATACAATTTCATATCGTTCTACATCTAGTTCTTTAAAAGCTTGTTGTTGTCCAGCAGACGCAAAAAAAGCAGATTCCGTCATGACTAGACGGCCTGCCTTCTTTGTGCTCACATCAAATTGTTTAGAAATCTTAGCTATGACATTATTCAATGATTCGCCTTGAATAGTAGCTTGAGTAAGCTCCTTATGCAGCATATTGACTAATTCGTCCTTAGCTCGCCAAATACGTGTACTAAAGGTTGCACCATCAGCGGTCCAAGGTTTAGATACCATCATACTCAACTGTCGTTTATCAATAGAGTGAAGACTATATCCAACTCCATAACCTACTTGTACCTCATAAGCTGTATGATAATAAGCTGAATGGTAGATTTCCTTTGCTAAACGCTCAACACCTTCTATTTGCTGTCCATAGAGCATTTCCACATGTTGTTGCGTTTGAAGCTTTATAGATTCTAAACGTGAAATATGGACACGAGCAGAGGCGTTTTCTAGTTCCTTTGCCCAAGCTGCATTTATTCCATATTCTTCTCCACGTCTAATGTATTCATGGACATCCCACTTAAACTCCTCTAAATCAGCGCCCTTAATCCACTTTTTAGCATCTGCAAGGGTAATTTCGTTATTATCAGCAAAGCGAACATACCAGTATGTAATATCCTTTTCGATTGCCTTCAAGGTATCACGATAAATTCGCTCTAAATCCTTATAGTAGGCTTCTCCCTTAATCATTTCTGCATCAGCAAGCATTGTAAAACGCTTTTGCCAATAGTCTCTACTCTTGGACATTTCCAACGCCACCTTTTAATTGATTAGGGAAATTGGCTCGATATTCATCATTTGCCTGCTGCTCTTTTAGTTTTTCTTTTTCAATACGGTCTAATTCTTGCTGTACATCTGTTACATATGGATGTTGTTCTAAGCGTGATTCAAGAGGTAAATCCATAGATTTATTTATACTCTCAATTACCTCGGATTCATTTATCAAAATGTCTCGATTAAAAATTAGGTCTACTATTTCATTATCGAAATTCCCTAACTTTTTATGCTCTAAGTGCTTATTGATAAACCAAAGTAATTCCTCAAAGGACGCTTGAAACTCTGTCTCAATACCATTTGCGTCAAGATCAATATCTAAATACATCGACTGTATATTCATCTGATTAGGATTATTGCTCATTCGGTCATCTTTAGCATCATAGCCACGACCATTCTCAATAATAGCCTTTTTCAACAAACTAAGAATTGATTCATAATTGTCTTTATTAACCTCAATATGGAGAGTTTCAACCTTTCCGTCTTTACCTGTAGCAGTAGTACGCACTTTAATAGCTCCGTATTGTGCTAAGTTCTTACGGAATTGTCCTAGGTCTTGTCCATCATAGTTATGGATAATTAATATAGTGCTACGAGCATCCTCCTGCATATTGTTATTGAAGTCGGATAGGATTTCGTTAATACCATCTTGTAAACTTTTCACACGTTTTATTAATGGAATTTCACGGTTGTTATAACGAAAAGGGATTAGTGGTACTCGCTCCCAATTAAGTGCTGTCACCTTATTATCTGTTTTTGCTGTAAGATATGTTGTAAATTCACCAACTTCAACATCAGGAACTAACTCACCATTTTCTAAAATGTATCGTTCAATTCCATCCAAGGTATAGATTTCTACCTTCTCAATGGTTTCTTTTTTGTCGCCTTTCCAAACCTCAACACTAAATATTCGGACTGCATAATCTAATATAGTCTTTTCTCTATCCTTCCAGTATGGAAGAACTTCATAAGCTGGTAATATCATAAATGTGAACTGACCATTTTGGTTGTAATATGGATAAAGCCACGATATACCATGATTTAGTACATACTCACCTAAATACCGAAATGTTTTGTGGAATCGTTTATTGAGTACAAGTTTCAAGGCTTTTTGGTATTTTTCATTTTCTGTTTTTATGGTTAATGGCTTTGCCAGTAGGTAGTTTACTTTTTGATCAACTAGTTTAGCGTATTGATTATCCAAACGTTTATTGTTTGGTAAGTTTTCTACTTCCTCTAATTCACCCTGATCGTTAAGAATTTTACGTTTACGAGTTAAAATATCATGTTCACCTTCAAAGTACTTATCACCAATAAACATCCATTCACGTTCTCTAGATGTTTTAAATTGTCCAATTTCAATTTCTACTTGTTTCTTATGAGTGATACCCTTCTTGGCACCTTCTTCAATAATTCCATTCAATAGATCATTTTCCGTGCCAACACCTTGAAATGGGAAATATCCTGCCATTCTATTCACCTCACTTTATTTAAAAATCATAAGGACTTCCACTACCCACAAACTCTGCAACGCCAGTTGTAGCATCTGGTGCGTCATCATGTGCATTTTTACCTTCTCTTTGATAATCAGTCATTGCTTTGTAATAATCAGGCCATTTATCTTTCCAATTGATTGGGAAGTAAATATGATTCATCACCCAAGTAGAGTTAGATAAAATACGAGCAATTTTGTTGTTTGATTGATGGAATGGTTCAATGTAAGTGTAGTTACTACTGTATTTTTCCATCAGTATTTTCTCTACAGAACGAGCAAAACCACGCCCACCACCGTTTGATTCGATGTAAGCATGGTTTACTTTGTTGTCATATAGTATTTTAGCTGTAGCTGGCTCTGTTTCTTCCATCGGTGCTTTCGTATACAACACATCAAGAATATAGGCTTCATTATCAAAAGTAACACCGTATACGATACTACATAGGTAATCATCACCTTCATCTGCTGTATCAGTGTAGTTCTGAATAACTTTGAATGTTGGTAAATCTCCATCATACGTTTTAAATGCTTTGTACAATCGGCCTTTTAAATCTAGTGGTTGTTGATAATAGTTAGCATTTAAAATAGCCTCGTCCATAAAATCGGCCAAGGCATCAAAGTTTTTTCTATTCAATAGTTCTGGACATAACATATTACCTTCATCATCCATAGCTGGCATCATCAGTACATACCATTCACTAGCACGTTTCCCATCAAGGATACGACCACAAATATCTTTTTTACTCCATCTCGTCATATTAACGATTTTAATGGAACGATCCGTTTGCTCTTGCCGTGAAAGGAATGTGTCAGTGAACCATTGCCACTGTTTGTCTAAGGCGTTTTCATTTTGTGCTTCGGCAGCATTCTTTATAGGGTCATCAACGATTAGGATATTACCACCCTTACCAGTTATGGAACCGCCAAGACCTGCACCTTTATAGTTGAAATGCTGTCCTTCTAATGCCCATTGACGGTATGATGAATCGCCCTTTTTAACCTTTACTCCTGGAAAGATATCGCTATAGACAATTTCATGAGGATATACTTTCTCTTCACTGATTCCGTCACGAGTATAACGACTGAAAACAGTTGCTAAATCTTCGTTATATGACGCTGTGATAATACGGTTTTCCTGTCTATCTCCTAACACCCACTCACAAAAATGAATTAATGTACGTGACTTACCATGACGTGGAGGTATGTTCATAATCATATTTTCATATGGGACACCATCTTCATTTAGCAAACGCCCTTCATAAAGTGCTTGGAGCGTCTCACAAATCTTTTCTAGGTGAGTACGTCCATCAATGTAGAAATCAGGTGCTCTTGTCTTGCAATACTCCCAAAACGATTGTCGAGAAAGGTATTTACGCTCTTCAATGAGTGCATCGAGTAGTTCGATTTCAACTTGTTCAGCATTCATTGTTTCGTCATTCCTTTCAATCGTTCTATAGCTTCTCGACGCTGTTCTGGTGTCATATATGAGTATTTATTATCTTCTGTACCAACAACATTATCTTTTTTGTATTGTTCTATTTCGATGCGTTTAGCTTCGTTAGAACACTTCAATTGCTCATTCTGTAGCTGCTTACGCTCATTTTCATTAAGTAAGTCAGTATATTTTGCTAAGAATGCCAGTGCTGACATCTTGTCAGCGAGTTTAACCTTAAACATACCGTCTTTTCCTTTTGATAGTTCGGTAATGAGTGTCCCGTCAATCTCTTCTGAATGGTGCATCGAGAATTTAGTATACGTGTATGGTACTATTTCTGTTTTCTCTGACTTCTTTGAACCATCTGGGTTAAACTCTAATGTTGTTTCTGTGGATTCTGACTCGACTTGAGTAAAGTCTATGAAGTCTGTTATATCTGCAAAAGCAATAGCTTTATATTTCTCTAGCACATCAAATTTATCCAAATCCAAACTCTCAAGCCTTTGCCTTTTTAATTCTGCAACGGTCTCTTTCACCTTAGCATTACTTAGCAATCTACTTCCGTTCGCCATCGCTGTTTGATAGCTGCAATCATACACTTTTTTATATGCACTTGTAGCATTCAGTGAACGAACATAGTACATACAAAAAAGTCGTTGTTTATCAGTTAATCCGTCCTCTGTTACCAAAGTGGAAATTTCATCTGATTCAACGACTTTTTCTTTACTTTTTTTCGGTTGCTTTTTTATCGGAGTACTCCGTTCGTCTGATTGGAGTACTCCATTGAGTTTTTCATTCCAATTATCTTTGGCTTTAGACTTCCATGAGCCAATAGTCTTTTCAGGAACACCCAACATTTCAGCTATTGCTCTATTTGTAATGTCCCCATTATGTTCCTTGTAAATTTCAAATGCTTTATCACGATTAGGATCTCTTGCTCTAGCCATATCTCATACACCACCACCTCCAACACAAAAATAAAAAGACACTCAATTTTGAGCATCTTTTACTTTGATTAAACTTCTTGATATTCTCTTTTAAAAACGATAACATCGAATACGTTTCAACAGAACTGACTCCGTTAGTGTCAGAAGTTGCGGAGCTATCAACTTGATGTGTCATTGAAACAACTTCCCAACCATCGGAACCGTATTCATTTAACATCTGATCGAAATCATCAGAGTCTTCTATACTTGAAATCGCTGAATCCCAATAAACAGTTTCATATTCCCATTTCTTCACTACACTCACCCCCTGCCGTTCAATCATAAACCAGAAGATGAAATATATGTAATAACTTTTTGCTCTCAAAACCACACCAAACTCTGCCCTCTCAACTCAAAGCGTTTTGGCTGTTTGATGCAGTTTTCAAAGCAAAAGAAAAAAAGCATCATAAAGCTATTACAGCTATTACAATGCTTTTATAGTTCCTGTGATTTTCAGGAATATATAGTATTGAAGTAGACGAGGATTTGCACCTCGTATGGTTAACATCTCATTCGGTTGCGCCTCTCCAGTGCTTTGTATAAAGGTTTAAAAGCCTTTAAGTCGCGTAAGATATTTGAACGGGCAATAGCAAAGTTAACCTTACCGAACTGTCGAGAGTACTATGTTATCTCTCTAAGCGTCTACCTATTCCGCCACTACTTCTTTACATTAGCCTTACCGTGCTAGGGATAAGGCTTGTCTACTGCGGTAAAATATTGAATTGTCGAGAGCTCACTTGCGACTCGTGGTAGAGCGTCACCACGTTATTTTGTAACGAATTGTGTTCTAATTTTAGAGTGCATTTCCGTGCACTTGTTGATGTAGTAAGTTTGACTGAAATTATGGAAAGTGGACGAAGTTCACATAGTAACCACTCCTTCAGTTTTATTTGCCTGTTCCCTAAATCTCTTAAAAAATATGGGCCGGCCATGTATGTCTTGCTCCGAACAAGTTTGCTCGGCGCAGGTCGGTCGTCGGTCTGTCTTTCCCTAATATTTAGGTTTTTATAAATACCAGGGGAGGAAGAACTTACCGCGCCGACCTACCTCCGATTTTAATTTATAAATATAAGTGGTTTCAACAATTCGTCATATGCGTTTTTTGCGTCATATGCGACATTTCTTCTCCTGACATCATCTCTAAAATATTTTCTTTTAGTCGTCTGATCGTTGTTTCGGATAATCCCATTGTTTGCCCTATTTTACGCAGGGAATAACCATCTAAAATACAGTTGAGAACAAAAATCTCACGTTCTCCTGTAACGTTGCTTGCACGCTTTTGAATCTCTCTAACTTTCCATTCATAACGGAGAACTCGACTTACATAAAATTGTGAACGTCTAGTTGCCTCGTAACTTACTGGATCACTAGTTCCTCCACTAGCTTTTGGTAAAGTTGCTTCAATTCCATACGCAGCTGTCTTAGCACCATCATATTCTACTTTTTTTCCAAGTTCATTTTGTAGCTTTCCCATTCTAATTTGTTCAATCATCCAGTGATAATCCTTCAACCACTGATCCAACATGTACCTTTTTACTTCTGTTGTTTGCCCTAGTTTGCCCATATTGGTAGCCTCCTGTTATAATGCTTATATGACTAAGCCATCATAGGGCATAAACCAATTCGAGCTGTAGCGTGTGATGACGCTGCGGCTTTTTCTTTTACCTATTTCTATATTTTTCTTTCAAATAATCTTTATCAATCCACAAGCAAATTGCTACTGTGATAATCGCTAATACTGCTGAAAATATTACAAACAACTTCTCACCTCGTTGTAATGCACAATTTCTTTCAACTAACCACTTTCCTCTTCCCTAACAACCCACCAGCTCTTGGTCCAATCTTTCCAGCCATCTCAAGATCCATAGCAATCAAAGCCACGCTCACCTTACTTGTATTAAGCCTGTCAGCTATTTTGTTGATTGGATAGCCTTGATTCCATAGGGTTATGAATGTTTCTATTTGTCGCTGTGTAAAATCAAACTTCATATTTTCATGTGCCTTGCCAGTGAAAAGAATGTATTTACTTTCGCGTCTACCCATTCAATCGTCACCTACCCATTAATTGCTTCTCTTTTAGCTCTTTACGTGCTTTCCTAGCCTTTTTAAGCTCGTCATGAGTTATCCAACCACCATCTATCTTTGAATACGTTAGAAGCTTTAATTCGTGGGGAAAACGGTATTCGAACAACTTCTTCCTCAATTCGAATTGCTGTGTAACCATCCCCTTGATATCCACCACTTCTGTATGACCATCTGCATAATGAACTGTAAAATCAGCATTGTAACCAATCTCACGATATTTCTTGCCGTTCTTTTCGAACTTCGGCAACAATACAAACCTTGGCTGTAATTCAAAGGAGGTCACAATACCTTGTGCTTGTAGGTGCTTCAAGTGATCATAATATTTAGCTTCCATCGCTGAATCGAATGTAATTCCATCATGTACAACTTTCTTGTTGCCGTATTTTGCTTTACTCATGTTTACCTCCTTACTCGCACAAACCATATTGACTTGAACACAAAGGTACTTCTTCCATCATCTTCAAAAGGTCGTATTGTACACCACCATAGGTTGTTTTCGACCATTCAACTACATCATGGATTCCATGCCCTCTGTCATCACTTGTAAAGAAAGTTGCTGATCCACGCTTAGATGCTTTTGAAACAATTTCTTCCCAGCGTGCCACCCTCTCAATTTCTTCAGGGAATCGTCTAGCAATCTCGTACAATTCTTCTTTTTTACTATTGATACATGGCATACAACCAACTCGTCCCATACCTTGCTTATACAGTGGGTTCGGTTTTATGCCGTGCTTATCATGCTGCTTAAAAACATCGTATACATCCCAATTGAGTATTGGACGATAGATTGTATAACCTTCTGGCGTTTCCTCTGTCTCAACCATTTTAGATCGGCTCAAACTCTCGTTAGCTCTTATTCCTTGCCAACTTACAACGTGATTTCCTGCTTCAAAAATCGGTACATACACTTGGTCAAACATTGGCCTTACTTTTAGTTCAACTGTGCAAAATCTCGCCATTGTTGAAGGGAAACGACCTTTCCACATACATAAATCCAAAAATGGATTACCTGTAGGATGTAACACCTCTAACGCTTGTTGGATAATCTTTTCTGATACTCCTTCTTTTCGCCATTTAGTGTCTACCACTTCTCGTTTACGTAGGATCTGCTGGCTAAAGTCAGGTTTAATTCTTGTGATCGGCCCTAACTCTTTTTCTAGATAATCAATATATTTATAGGTTTCTGGATGTTCATGTCCTACATCCGAAAAAACAACCTTAAGATTTGGTGTATCTCTTTCGAGTGCCAGGAGCCACATGGCTGTACTATCTTTGCCACCACTGATTGAAATTACATTTATATCTGTCATCTTTCCACATCCTTATTAGCACTCTTATAAATCTGCTGATAAAACAACCTAATGCCGATCTACCAGCAGCGTGTATATTTAAGCTGTTTTACTTTCCATCACTTCATCGATCGTAATTTGATTCTTTTTAAACTCAGCCTCTGCTAGTTCAGCCTCATGTTTTTTCTTACATGTTGGTCCCATACCTACATCTATTGATTTTTGAGACTTTAGCTGGCGATTGCAACGTTCACATAAATGCACTTTTCCTCACATCCTTCCTGTTCTATTAATCAAAAGGGAGATCATCCTCACTAACCTCAATCGGCCCCTTACTATTCGCAAACGGATCTTCATCTGCCCTTGTATAACTCGGCTGATTATTACCGCCATATTGCCCCTGTGAACTGCCTTGATACTGTCCACCTGTATTTGTACTAGATTCATAGTTTGATACGCCCTGTGAGCCTCCTGATGCATTTCTCGGCTCTAAGAATTGAATACTGTCGGCTACAACGTCAGTTGTATAGACACGCTTGCCATCCTGCCCCTCATAGCTGCCTGTTTGGATTCGCCCTTCCAAACCTATAAGACCGCCTTTTCGGATGTAGTTTGCTAGATTCTCAGCCTGTTTACGCCAAGCCACACAGCTTATGAAGTCTGCCTCACGCTCACCCTGTTGATTTTGGAATGTCCTGTTGACTGCCACTTGAAAACGACATGATGCAATGCCATTTGGTGTGTAGCGTAATTCAGGATCTTTTGTAAGTCGGCCAACTAATACGACTCGGTTAATCATGCTGTTACCTCCAGTAGTTCGGGGTTTTCGTAGATATTGCCGATGACTTCACAACTCTTAAATCTCATTGACAATCTATGCATACCTATAGCCCATTCTCCGTAGTTTGTATATTCAACCTCATAACGTTCAATAATGTCTCTGATTGATTTGAACTGAACAATATCCCCCTCATAAATCTCCTTGCCGTTCTTGTCCATTAAGCCTGTGTATTGATATGGTTGCAAACAGTACAGCCATTCCTCGTTTAATTGGTCAAATATACGCCATGTGTTTTCATCTTCTACGTAATCCACAGCGCTACTATAAGACCACTCCATACCATCCCAAGCTCGAAATTTAATCTCTCTACTCATGCCGAAACCTCCCTTTTATCCCACTTTTCAGTGATTCGATAACCTTCTTTTTTCAACGCCTTGAAATCTGGATGCATCAACGGAACCATCGTCCAGACGTTTTGATCACCTTCACGTTTGAACATCGTTACATACACGTTGTACTGGTTGTACTCTACAGATTTTTGAGTTTTAACCTTTGGTACTGACTTTCGAGCACCAGGAACATCAATTGGAATGCCGTTACGTCGTCTCATGCAGCCATCGCCCCTTCCATTTTCATAATGAGATAATCCGTAGCCTCTTCTGCATCTTTCAGCCCCACTAAGGCTCTCAATTGCTCCAAACGCTTATAAGCCATGGTTTCGTTGTACTTGCCTCCGAAGCGTTGATGTTGCCCTAAGTACAAAATGATTTGTTCAATTAGGAACTGTTCATTCATGAGCTTCACCTTCCAATACTTCTTTTGCTCTTGCATGCATTTCTAGTTGTGTCAATTGCGGTTCATCTGAATCTTGCCAAGTTGTTGCAATGTCTATTAGTGCTTCACGAAGTCTTTTATTCGTCTCGCGCAATTTGAGAATCTCGGATACTTTCACATTATTTTTTTCCTTGTAATTCTTAAATTGTTCTTGTATTTCTTTGAGCTTTGCGTTTTTTACAGGACGCTTGTATAAAGTTTTCTTTGCCATCCCTTCACCCTCCATCAAGGGGCTGTTGCCCCTCACTTATTTTCAAATACCTTACGTAATCGGTAGTTCACTTTCATGTCCTTTGGAATCGTTACCGTGAAATCCTGTGCCATTTCAAACAGCCTGCTTGTTAATGCCTCGTCGATATAAAGCATGTCATCTAATGACAACTCGCTTGATACAAGTAATGGCTTGTTGTTTAGGTAGCGATAATTAACTACTTCAAAGATGGATTCAGCCTGCCATGGTTTCACATCGACTTTTCCGCCAATTGGCTTGAACAGATCATCAATGAACAACACATCAATTTCCTTCATGCGGTCCATGATTTCGTTTTTACGTTCAAAGTTGTTAGCAGCCAGATTGTTCATCCCATCCTTGTAAGGAAAATAGAGAACAGGCACTTGCCTTGTATGAATCAGATAATTAGAGATAGCCGTTAACAAATGTGTTTTGCCGCAACCAGGTTGTCCAATTAACATGATGCTGTTTTGTCGGTAGCCTTTAATCTCGTCAAACGCCCTGAAATACTGATTCGCCTTACTTTTCATTTCAGCAACCTTTGGATGCACACCCTCGGTCGAGAAGTTTTTAAAACTCATTTTCTGAAATTCTTCTGTAATTTCACTAGATTTGATTAAGCGATTAAGTTGACGCATTTTGGAGCACTCACATTGTTGCCATTCGTCCGAATCAAACTTCAAGGTGATTTCTATTAACTGATCTTCATCACGTACTAACGTCGTTTCTCCAGCTTTCTTACGTACCATATATCCGCCTTCGTCCTTACATTTAGGACAGTTGTAAGCAGGTTCTTCAGTCGCTACAGTAGTCTCCGAAAACGCTTGGCTTTTGGCTTTGAGCTTGTCCATAATTGCTGCCATTGGATCGCTTAGTTTCTGCATTAATCTTCACCTGCCAATCTGCGTATGATTTAACTCCTTTTTCAGTTCGCCAGTTACGTAAGATAGCTTCTACATATTCAATATTTGATTTACCGTTATCTGCTGTTACTTTTATGGCCTCGATAATTAGTAAATGGTCTGGATAAAGTTTGAGTAGGTTGTCCATCTTTTTGTGATCTGTAAAATTGCTAACACGAATTGCTTGGTCAAAGAAGTTTTTGATAGCTAAAAATTCATGATCTATTAGTGAAGGAGTGACAGACTGACCGAGTTGTTTTTCTTCTTTGTCTTTATCTTGTTCTTCTTCTTTTTCTTTATCTTCTTCTTTTTCTTCTTCTTGCCCACTTATCGTCGACGTATCGTGTGACGTTACGTAAGAACCCTTGGTATTACTGGATTTAGCGTATTCATCACGTATCGCTGACGTATCGTGATGCGTATCGTAGTACGACTCGTAGACGTTACGTATTGAATCATTTGGTATGCTTTCACCAACCCATTCAATCAGCGTTGCATCTTTCACATTTTTTAACTCTGATTTCACACAATCGAGTATCGGTTTGCCACCTCTAACTAAGTTGTATTTGCCCCAATTCTTAATAGCTATTTCACGTGTTTCAGCATTGTATCTAATCAATTTGTGGTGCTCTATGAAACGTTGTAACAATGCATTTGCGCTCTCTGGTGAGTAACCTAAATCAAAAGCTATTTGTTTTTTTGTAATTTGATAGATACCGATTTGCGTTGTACTTTCATTCGTTAACAAATATAGAAAGAAGTATTTATCCTCTGCTGTCATTTCTTCAACGACACGCGGATCGTTCCAGAATGATGTGTGTACTAATCTAAATTTAGCCATTTGCCCTCGCCTCTCCTTATGTCGCAATATTCAAATTTTTAATCATAGACATATTTACATAATCCCCAATTACTTAGTGTTGTTTATCCATCCACTGAAAGAAATGTGTTGCTAAACAGCCCATAATTGCACCAATAAAAAACACAAAACTATCATTGTAATTCACAATATTTAACCCCCTATGGCTATAGAAATCATCCTGCCTGATAATCTAAAATGTCTCCTACACTACAATTCAGCACCTTACAAATTGCTTCTAAGTCTTTTATTTTCACACTGTTTGAACGGCCATAATACAGGGTTCTAAGTGTTGTCACTGGAATGCCTGTCCGAGTATGAATGTCTCGTATTTTTAAGCCACGTTCAGCCAGTAAAACAGCTAGTCGAATTTTAATCATGGTTACCTCCTATAAGAAGCCATCTAATCGCTCACAAACTGCGAAACTACCACTCACTTTGACAATTCGATAGTTTGGATATCTTCGCATGTAATCCACCACCAAACGTCTAATTTCATCCTTATCCTTTGCCTGCTCAAATATCCAAGCGGGTAGAAGGACTTTGTGGGGTACGTTACTGCTCAATGACTAACTCACCTTGTTCTTGTTGTTCTTCTTCCTCTACAATTGAGTACTCTGTTACGTCGATAACATCGCTCATATCCTCTGAAACCTCGGTTTTTATTGTTCCATCTGCCTCTACAACCTTCTGCAACTCAATGGACTTAGGAGCGTATTTCAATACTTCTTTCAGAACAGTTTTCTTAGCCATTGCGTCATAATTGGTTTTCCAAGGGCTTGTCCAACCTTTTTTTACTGCCATAGAAAACTCACGTGCATGTTTATCGATGCGTTCTCTTGTCCAGTAAACAAAGTCGTATCCACCATTTTTTAGATGGTACACAGCGTAGTAGCCGATTGGCTCACCCTCTGGATTTTGGGAAGGTATATGCACAAGATCTTTGTGTAAGCCATATGCAAACGAAAATTCATCTTCTTGATAAACTTCATGAGCATATATTGCTTTGTATTGACCACTTCTTACAGATAAGTCAATTAAACCTTTATAACCTAACTGGAACTGAACTTGATTACCATAAGGGATTAAATAAGCTTGTCCTAGCCCTGTATTTGGCTCGACCCCTAGTTGTGCTGATTGCATTAGAGCTGCAACAAAACTCATTTGGTCACATTCCAATAGCTTTGGAGTTGCGCGAACTGCTGTTAAGGCGATTCGTGCAATACGATCAGCATCCATGTGTTTAGGTAATGCTCGTTGAATTTGAGGACCCATACGTTTTAATAAGTTGTTTAGTGATTGCTCTGGCGTAACACTTTGTTGTACTTGACCTTGTGATTTAGCTTTTAATTCATTTGTAGTAGCCATTTTTATTTCCCTTCTTTCTCTGCAGTAATTTCTATTTGTGTATCAGACTCCATGTTTTGATAATCTGTATGTTCACCTTTTTTAAACCGTAATCTTGCATCTTTTGCATCAAATGCAGTTACAATCGCTGTTACAGAAGTTAGAACTGTTTCTTTGATAACGAATTGCTTTAATCGACTCATATTAATTTGCCTCCAATTTTTTAATCGTTAGTCGTCGAGAAGAGGATGGTTTTATGAATTTTTCATATACATCTGGAACTTCAACTTTTAGTCGCTTACTATCAACTCGATTCGAAACAACTGTCTTGTATGTGACCTTATGTCGTTGAGAGTGCCCCTCTGTAGCGTTTTCCAACTTTAGCTTTAACTGATTCTCGTACTCTTTCTTTTGCTGCTCTAACGCTTTAATTTCATGTGAAATGGAATCGATAGCATCCAGTAGTACGTCATCATCCTTAGTGAGCATGATGGCAGTTCCATCGTCTTGAGGGTACATTTTTTTGATTAATTCATTGGTTGCATCCGAGCCATCAATTGGAGGAGCTATATCTTTTAGAACGTGGTTTTCCCAGAAATCTTTCTCACGATCGATTAGGATTTGAATAAACTCCTCGTCACGTTCGATTTCTTTCCAGATGAATTTATTGCCACCAACAAGAACAGCGATATAAGCCTTTTCAAAGCCTGTAACAGCTAGATAATGATGGACTTGGCATAAATAACTTGCCGGTATTTCTTCACCTTCCCATGCCTCTTTTACATACTCACTAGCTGTCTTGCATTCAAGTACAGCTCGCTCTCCAACAACAACCCTGTCAAGGTTAGCAAGCATGAAATCATGTTCTGGATGGACTAGCATCTTGTTTAATCGACGAACCTTCTTCCCTGTTCGTTTGGCAAACTCTTGGGCAACAAAATCCTCTAGCGCATTTCCGAAATAAACAGCTTCGTTATCTACTTCTTCGTAATATTGTCCAGTCTTTTCTAAGAACACCTGGTAAGCACTTTTATATTGATTAAATCCCATAATTGCGCCAACATCTGACCCACCGATACCAGCGCGACGAGCGTCTAACCACTCGTCACGACTCATATCAGCAGTTGTAATTTTTGCTAAAACCATGCAAATTACTTCCTTTCGTGATATGATGGTAAAAATGATTTGTTAAGCCACTATTCCGAGTAGTGGTTTATTTTTTTGTGTAAAATTTCGCATTATAGTTATCCTCTAAATACGTATGGATGTTGTCTAAATGAACGATATCGCCATTCGGAAACTCCATATAGTCATCATTGAAAACTATTAAACTACCATAAAGATCACGAAATTCTGTCTCGATATACCTAAATGTAGGTATTCTATTTACTGCTTCAATTGTTCCTAACACCATTGGATTTTCAACTTCCATAAGTTGTCGCATGTGTTCACCTTCTTTCTTATGTATTGATGGATAACCACCAATCTACTTACAAAACTGTCGTCGCAACTGGGGCCTATTGGCTGTCGCTCGCAAATGGTCATGGCGTACTGTGCTCGGTTTTATAAATAGATTGCTAGTCCCATCAAGCAACTTACAGTGGCAAAGCTAAACCGTAGGGAGACGGTGCTGTAAGCTGCTTGACGAGAGCGAGATAAAACTCGCAAACGTCGAAACTTGTGTTATAATAGATTTGTATATAAGTTGTCATAGCTGTTTAATCTTTCGCTCAGATTAAGCAGCTTTTCTATTGCCATTTAATTTCTCTAACACCCTCTTATCACAGAAGAAATGTACATATATTAACCTCTGCTTTAATGTCATGTGTCGCCACGCTCTAGGCTTGATGCGCAAGTTTCTTCACCACCTGAACAAGTATTCCTCTCTGGTTTAAATCAGCAACCGTTGCCCATAACTCTTTTTTCTTATGAAGTTTTTCTAGTTGTTCCAGTGAATTATGTAGGTCTCGCTCTAGTTGTTTTGCTATGTTGATACGACCTGCTTTTACGTGTAGTTTGATTACAGCCGTTAGATCATCGATACATCTAATTTCACGCTCAATTTGTTCGTCTATATTCATTTAATAAATCCTACCTTTTGAAGATATTTGTAATGGTCCATCCATACACTTGTGTAACTGATACCAAGGTGCTCCGTGGTTACTGCGATAAAGTTCGCTAGTGCTGTAGCTGCCTCCACTGCCTCTTCGATCATGTCCATAATGTTTTTTCGCTCATAATGCTCGATTGCGTCGCTTGGTTTTGCTAAGCTTGTACTAGTTATGGCATCCAAGGCTTCCTGCAACTCTTCAATTGTTTTCTCACGAACACTACAGCGATGAAGGTCTACGTTCGGACCGTTCAACCATATTGGTCCAGTACCTGTATATTGATGTTGTACAGCAAGTGCGAATCTAGGATCATCGAATTTCTCAACGATGCTTTTACTTATATCCGCAGGAACCTTACTACGTCCGTTCTCGTATTTCGAAATAGCCTCTCTTCCTACTCCAAAATCAAAACCGAATCGCATTTGCGTTGCCTCTCCTCTAATCTCTTTCATTGCTTCGCCCACTAAATTTCCAGTAACAGTCATATTTCCATTCCTTTCTTTTAAATAAAGTCACATTTCATTGAAAAGTTAACTTGTAAGAGACCGTCATTTTGATTAATTGTCTGTATAATAAAGGTTAAGAGGTAGATTTGCCCCTACCTCTTAGATTTCTACTAGATTGGTAGTTTGATTTATCTTGAGGCCATTTGCCCTGGCCTCTCCTATGCTTTTGTTTTATCGTTTCATCACACATGTACCTGTCCGGGGTAGTTGTGTTGTTTTTAATTCCATTCATTCATAATAATTTGCTCAATCGCTTGGATTGTTGGTTCGTATAACCAAATTCTTTTACTATGTGGTCCTCGTTGACGCTGATGTTGTCTCACTCGTGGATCGTTTAAAATATTTTTCTCTAAGAAATCACGTTCGAATGGGACTATTTCTTTTAATTGTTCTAAATCAACAAAGAGAATTCTTGGACGAAGAGCATCACTTATGAAGTTATTAAAGTGCTCTTCAATTTTTTCTTTTGTGATTCCAGTCATTTCTAAAAGACTTTGGATTACCATAGCTTCGTTTGGTGTTGTACTAATCACATTGCCACCGCCTTATCCAAAAACTTATTAATGAAATAGGCTTGTCCTTTACCAGTAATTTTTGATGTTCTACTGATACTGATTTCGCCACTGTTATGATGAATAGGCGTTTCTTTAATTTCAAATAAGCCCAGTTCCATTGATTTTTGTGTTGGTGAATTGAAATCTGCACCTTTACGTTTAATTAAATATCCATTTTCTCTAAGCCATTCGAATAGACGTTTTTGCCCAACATCTACACCGTTTTGCTTTAGAATTTTGGCGAACTCACCTACTAGAATTGATGTATGACTTGCTTGTATTGCTTCTGCAAAAAGCACCTTTGGTTTTTGAGCATCGATTATAAGTTGCTGCTCAACTATTTTTTTCTTGTTACTTTCGATAGTTTTATTAGCAATAAGTAAAGCTTTTGCCATGATTGATGCATCATCATCGTTTTCATTAGTTGCGATGTAACCACTGTGTTTTCGTATAGATGGAAGAACCTCGGATGTAACCCATCGTTTAAACTTTTTTGCTGAATCCAGTTTTGAAGAAAGAATTAAACTGTATAATCCTGACTCGTTAACCAATGTTGTTTCCTGAACTCGATTAAGCGAATCGGTGATGCCTCGTTTTAGGGCATCATCTACATCAACGTGTTTTTGGATAGCGTTTTGAGGTTTGCTGTAACCCAATACTGTTGCAATGTCTCTCCCTACAAACCAAGGTTGTTCATCAATACTTAAAATACGAATTTTATTGTTTTCGAAATTGAACATTTGAAGTTGATCCATAACGATCCTCCTAAGTGATTAGTTTGCTATTAAGCAAACATTTTTTATGCCGTTTTATTACCTTTTGGTAATTCAATGATGTAAGTAAATACTTGTTCGAACTTTAAATCGGAATAATTTGATAAGACCCCTGTTATGAATTTACCACCAGGATTTCTTTTGCCATTAATTACTCGATTGACTGTACTATGAGCAACACCAATAGTTTTAGCAAATTCGCTTTCAGAAAGATTATTATTTTTTAGGTACTCATTTAAAAAATCAACCTTTACTTTTATACTGTTTTTCATGTTATCACCTCTCTTTATTACCTTTTGGTAATAAAGAGCTTTAATATTTTGTTATATACGTTTATTGGAGGTGAACGATTTTATGAACGAGTTTGGTAATTACATTAAAAATATACGTGAATCAAAGAACATGACATTAAATCAAGTTGCACTTTACGCAGAGATTAGTGCTGCTCAACTTTCCCGTATCGAAACTGGTAAACGTGGTACTCCTAAACCTCAGACAATAGAAAGGATAGCGCGCGCTTTAAAAGTTGATTACAACGAATTAATGAGTATCGCTGGATATATTGAAACTGACTCTTCAATTGATCATCTCTCAGAAGAAGTAAATAGTAATCCAAAGTTAACTGAAAAAGATGAACGTGATATCGGTAAACGTATGGCAAAAATAAGGGAAGATTTAATTGAAGGAATTAGCGATGATGATAAAACCGCACTTAGTTTTATGGGAGAACCAATGAGTGAAGAAGCAATTGAATCACTTTTAGAGGCTTTGGAGCATGCGGAAAGACTAGCCACACTTGCCAATAAAAAATATATCCCTAAAAAATATAGAAAAGAATAGTTCCAAGGGGTGACAAGTATGTGGATAAAGAAAACTGTCCAAGACTTGATAGAAAAACATCAGACAAATGATTCCTTTATTATTGCTCGTCAAATGAATATAAATATTATTGAGCATGATTTACACGAAGATATATATGGCTTCTATCGTTACGTTAGAAGAAATAAATTCATTTTCCTTAATTCAAATCTTGCTGAACCAAAGAAGAAATTTGTTTGTGACCATGAGCTCGGACATGTAGTATTACATCCAGAAGTAAACACCCCATTCATGAGGAGTAATACTTATTTTTCTGTAGATAAAATTGAACACCAAGCGAATTGTTTCGCGATAGAATTAGCTATCCCTGATGATCTCTTACAAGAGTATATCTTAGAACGAATGACAATCTATGACATTGCTGCATTACATCATGTACCAGTTGAATTGGTAGAACTGAAGTTAAAGTATAGATAATTCAAGCGAGGAATAACAATGACAAATTATACAATAAAATTTGGAAAGTCTACTTCAGCTAATTATGAAATTGCGGTTGATATCTCTTCAAGATTTAATACATACAAAGTATCTGGAGAAGGGAAATCTATTATTCATGAAGTGAATTTTTCAGATTCTGAACTACATTATTTTTTCGAATTATATGAAATAGTGGGACGCTGGAAAAGTACATCTATTTTCATAGATGGTGAGAGAATACTATCAACAAATTCACATTTTATACGTTGTTTCAAAGATAGACAAGATGCTTATAACAAAATCGATTATTGTTTTAACAAAGATGATGGAAATCCTTACAACGATAATTACTTTGGGTGTAAATATGTTACGGTGAACCCATCTGGATGGAAAGGTCTAGAAGGATATGGCGATATGAATCCTAATGGAACGTTTTATGTAAACAAGGATAAAATGAAACATGAATTAGAAATCTCATTAAAAAACTTTGGTAGTTGTCCTGCTTTCGACTATTCAAATATGATAACTTTACTTGATAAAATACCGAATCAAATAAATCCGAAAACCAATAAAGGTTGGACCTATGTAACAGATTATGTAGATGGAAATGAAATAGCAAGGGCTGTAAAATTCATTGGCGATAAACAAAATGGACCTATTTTAAATTCTTACCGTAGAGATGTGCCAAATGATAGAGTAACTCAACAAATTGAGCGAAACTCAACTACTCAACAACCCAAGGGTTGTGCTGGCGCATTATTGCTAGGTATATCACCCCTTGTTATTACTTTATTATATAAAGTGTTTTTATAATTTATATCTTTGAATGGCTTCTTTTTATAACATTAGGAGCTATTTATATACCCAAAAATAGAACATATATTCCTATTTTGAAAGGAGTGATGTATTAGTCTAAAGTTATCGTTTTATCTTACATGTACCTGTCCGGGGATTATAAGAGGTGAACTATGGCTAGACAACAATATAACAAAACAAAAAAAGAACATATATATTGGTATAAGGATGGAAAGCAGAAAAAATTTGCTTTTCGATATCGGTATTACAACACATCTGGTACACGTAAAGAAAAAAGTAGAAGTGGATTTGAAACCGAAAAGGCTGCGGAACTCGCATTAACACAATTGAAGGCAGATATTCTATCTGGTAATCTTGCAAAAGTCGATAATCAAGAATTGACTATGGAAGAATGGTTAAATATGTGGTATCAAGCGAATCATACAAAATGGAAAGTTAGTACACAACATTTGTATAAGTACTATATTGATCATCAAATACTACCTTTCCTGCGCCATATAAAATTAAACAATCTAACGAAAACATATTATCAAGACTATATAAATAACCTATTAAAAGAATTTTCATTGTCTACTGTTAATGGTGTACATGCCGTGATAAATCATGCAATTAATGCTGCGGTTGATGATGAAATATTGACCCGTAATAGAATTTCCAAGGTTGTTTTCCCTAAAAATACTCACGAACCTTTTGAAGAGAAACATTTAGATTTGCATGAAATTGAAGAATTATTAACCTATGTTAAAAAGAATGAAGGGTTTACTCACTTTGTATTGATTTTAACGCTTGTTTCTACCGGAATTAGAAAAGGTGAAGCTATAGGTTTAAGATGGAACGATATTGATTTCGAAAACAATCTTGTTACAATTCAAAGAACCAGAGACCATCTAGGAACTCGTTCAACAAAAAGTTGGAATAGCATGAGGAAAATAGATGTAGGAAATCATCTTATTTCTTATTTAGAGAAATATAAAATATGGTCTAAGAAAAAGTTTCTTGAGCATGGTCAAGTATTAGCAGAGGATGATTATGTTTTTATTAATGAAAATTTATTAGAGCCTATTTCCAGACAATTCCCTAATTATATTTTAGATCGTGCTTATGAAGCAGGAGTTATTAAAAAAATTTCGCCTCACATGTTGAGACACTCTTGTGCTTCCATTTTAATTTCTCAAGGCATACCTATTACTACTGTTGCGAAAATGTTAGGCGATTCAGTAGAAATGATTTTGAAAGTATATGCTCACTCGTTAAGAGAGAAAGAAAAGGAAGTTGTAAAAGTCATGGACACATTACTGAAATTTGGATAA